TACTCTAGAAATTGATACTTTTAGCTCAGTTGGTTTACCTGTTTTAATCCCAGGAGAAGGTATTTACTGCCCTAACGGTATTTTTGTAGGATGTGGCGCTTCTGTAACTGCAACGGTGTACTATGGCTAAGAAAAAGGGTGTATCCCTAGCTGTAGGTCGTGGCGAAAAGTTACCCGTATCAAAAGGTGCGGGGCTTACTGCTAAAGGCCGTGCTAAGTACAATGCTGCTACAGGGTCTAATCTAAAGGCTCCACAGCCTGAAGGTGGTCCACGTAAGAAGTCATTCTGTGCACGTATGTCAGGCATGCCTGGCCCAATGAAAGACGAAAAAGGTCGCCCTACACGTAAGGCAGCCTCACTAAAACGGTGGAAATGCTAATGAAAGACCATTTAAACGAAGGTACAAAGCACTTTTTAGACGGCGTGTCTTTACTTACTGTATTAGGAACATTGATGAGTTGGTTGCCAGCAGTAGCAGCGCTACTAAGTATTATTTGGACTGTGCTACGTATATACGAAAGCAAAACAGTTCAAAAATTGTTAGGTAAAAAAGATGCCGAGCACGAGTAAAAAACAACATAATTTCATGGCTGCTATAGCCAATAACCCAAAGTTCGCCAAAAAAGCTGGCGTACCTAAATCCGTAGGAGAAGAGTTTATGAAAGCAGACAAATCAAAAAAGATGGCTAAGGGCGGTATGCACGAAGACGTCAAAATGGACAAGAAGGTAGTTAAGAAGGCCGTTGGCATGCACGAAAAGCAATTGCATAGCGGCAAGAAATCTAACTTATCTAAGCTTGCTAAAGGCGGTGGCATTGAAGTACGCGGCAAGACTAAAGGTAAGATGATTAAGATGACGCGTGGCGGGAGCTGCTAATGAAAAAAAGTTATAACGACGGTGGTCTACCTGACTACGAACGCGAGCCTAGCGATGAAGACAAAGCACAGCAAGGTGCTGCTGTAGCTCAGTATAAAGTTGACAAGGGTATGAACCCTAATTTAAACGCGGATATGACGTTTAAAGAAGCTTTTGCTGCAGCTCGCAAAGAAGGTGATAAATCATTTGAATGGCGTGGTAAAAAGTACACGACTGAGATGGCTCCTTCTAAGCCTAAAGAACCTACAAAACGCAAATCACTTCCTGGTAGGGCTGCTGAAGGTAAGATGAGTGATGTCGTCGGAGCTAAAAAAGGCGGTATGGTTAAATCTTCAGCTTCTAAGCGTGGTGATGGTATTGCTCAACGTGGTAAGACTCGTGGGAGAATGGTGTAACTATGAGTCTCTTACAAAAGCTTAAAGACAACGTTATGGGTACTGAAGAGCAAAATGAGAAAGCCAAGAAAGAAATGGCTGAACAAGATGCTAAAAACCCAGATACAACACAGGCTAAAGTAAACCGCATGATTGAAAAAGTTAAGCCGACCAAAGAGCCAGTTAAGAAGGCTAAGGGTGGTATGGTTGGCTCAGCATCTAAGCGTGCAGACGGATGCGCTATTAAGGGTAAAACCCGTGGAAGGATGGTGTAATCATGGACCAGGATTTATACGACATAGACCCAGAATATCGTAAAAAGTACGATACCGATATGCAAAAAAGAGTGGAAGCGCAAGAAGCTCGAAGAGCAGATATACAAAAAACCAAAGCTAGTTTAAGGACGGATGTTCTAAGTTTGAGCAATGATGACTTTGGGTCAAAGTATGGGCGAGACCGCACCGCAAAAGAAGTTGCCCTTAAAGATGCTAACGATAAAGCTGGATACAAAGAGGCTGAAGCTGAAAACAAAAGAGAAAAAGCCATGTCAAGAACTAGTGGTGGCGGTGGTGGCGGCATGCCGTCAGACAAGATGGACAAGATGAAGAAGATGAACTACAAGGCTGGCGGTAAAGTATCTTCAGCTTCTAAGCGCGCCGATGGCATAGCTATCCGTGGAAAAACAAGAGCTTAATATGAGACCTAGTCGTGGTATGGGCGCAATTAACCCAAGCAAGATGCCTAAAGGGAAGAAGAAAGCCCGTAGGGACGATACTGACTTCACGCAATACGCTGAAGGCGGTAAAGTTTCTAAGGTAAATGCTGCGGGTAACTACACCCAACCAGGCAAGCGTAAAGCTATGTTTAACAGTATTAAGAACTCAGCCGTTCAGGGCACCGCTGCGGGTCAGTGGAGTGCTCGTAAGGCTCAGCTATTAGCCAAGCGCTATAAAGCGTCTGGCGGCGGGTATAAGTAAGTGAGTGGCCTTGCAAAAAGTCAGCGCTCTCTTAAATCTTGGGGTGACCAGAAGTGGACGACTAAGTCTGGGAAACGTTCAAGTGATACTGGAGAACGATACTTGCCAGAAAAAGCAATCAAAGCGTTGTCACCTGCTGAATACGCAGCAACAACCAAAGCAAAACGAGCAGGAAAAGCAGCTGGAAAACAGTTTGTAGCCCAGCCTAAGAGTGTTAAACAAAAAGTAAAGCCGTACCGAAAGGTTAAATAATGAGCACATCAGGTACAACGTCCTTTAATCTAGACCTAAACAACATCGTTGAAGAAGCGTTCGAGCGTTGTGGGCTAGAGTCACGCACAGGCTATGACCTAAAAACTGCTAGACGTTCAATGAACTTGATGGCAATTGAGTGGGCAAATCGAGGTATTAATCTTTGGACAGTTGAGCAACAGTCTATTCCTATGGTGACTGGACAGCCTATCTATCCGTTGCCTGTTGATACTATCGACATTCTTGATGCAGTTATTCGTACACAAAACGGTAGCACATCTAACCAGATTGACATCAACATCAGCCGTATTGCAGAGCCGACGTATATGTCAATCCCGAACAAGCTAACAACTGGACGTCCAATTCAGATGTACGTCAACCGCCAATCAGGCATGGACAACGCTACAACTGTTACGTTAAACGGCACTATTAGCGCTACCGATACTACTATCACTCTTAGCTCTACAGCTAACTTAGCTTCTGTAGGTTTTATTAAGATTGACAGTGAGACAATTAGCTACTCAAACATCAGTGGCAATCAACTAGTTAACTGCTACCGTGGACAAAACGGTACAACGGCAGCTGCGCACACAACTGGCGCAGCGATTACCGTACAGAACTTACCGTGCGTAAACCTATGGCCTACGCCTAACCCGCCAGGCAATCAGTACACATTTGTGTATTACAGGCTACGTCGCATGCAAGACGCTGGTGCAGGTGGCACGTATGAACAAGATATTCCGTTCCGCTTGTTGCCATGCTTTGTAGCAGGGTTGGCGTATCACATGTCTATGAAGAAACCTGAAGTAGACCCAAACAGAATAATGATGTTGCAAGCCGACTATGAGAAACAATGGGACCTAGCTTCTTCTGAGGACCGAGACAAAGCGTCAGTGCGTTTTGTTCCACGTAACATGTTCTATTACAGGTAAGCATGCCTACTAAGTTCGCCTCTGGTAAGAATGCAATTGCACAATGCGACCGTTGTGACTTTAGATTTAAGCTTAAAGACCTTAGAACCGAGACTGTAAAAACTAAGCCATTTAAGATAAAAGTATGCAAGTCCTGTTGGAATCCAGACCAACCACAGTTACAATTGGGTATGTATCCGGTCAATGACCCACAGGCAATTCGTGAACCACGTCCTGACTTAAGTTATATAGTTTCCGGTACAACTGGCTTGCAAGAATTATTAACAGATAGCACAAGTATTCAAGGCATTGGATTTCCTGCTGGTGGTAGTAGAGAGATTTACTGGGGTTGGAATCCTGTAGGAATGGGTAATGACTTTGGATTAACACCAAATACCTTGATAGGACAGGCACAACTTGGTACAGTTACAATAACAACTTCTTAGGAGTAAATCATGGCGTATAAATCAGGTGCAGACGGTATTACTAAACAAGGCAAAACTAAGGGTAAAAACCTTGGTGATTCAGGTCCAACAGTAGCAGCGCTAAAAGGTAAGGGCGGCAAAGGCTCTGGCGGTGGTAAGCGCAATATTGATATGAAAACTATGGGTCGTGGCTTAGCTAAAGTCGCTGCTCAAAAGCGAGGTTAATTATGGCTTACAGTATGAAAAAAGGCGGGAAAGAAGTAGGTCCAGCTTCTGTATATGCTGAGCCACATACTATGGACGGTAAAAAGATGAAAAACGTTAAAGACGCAGTAACTAAGCCAGGCAATGGCATAGATAAAGTAAACATGTCTGTTGGTGGTTTTACCAAGGGCAACTATGCTCCTGATAACAAGCATGGCGAAATGAAGATTCGTGGCACAGGTGCAGCTACTAAAGGCACTAAAGCACGCGGTCCAATGGCTTAAGGGTAAACCCTAATGAACTATACATCGCTGTTTGGATTAATTAAAAGTTACGTCGAAAACGACTTTCCTAATCAGGACTGGACCGATACGGCG